ATATGAGTTAGCTAGACCTGCACTAAAGATAGCAGTGAAAGCTGCGTAGTTCTCGGCGTGTGGGTGATAAGTTACTGTTCTTGTAGTAACTGCTTTTATCTCACCACTGGTATTAGTACCTGTTTCAAAGGTTGCCTGACCACCACCATTACTAGCATCACCACCATTAGTCTTGGTTACAGTAAGAATAGATATTGAATCAGGGTCAGTACCACTAAAATCTACTTCTAATTGATTATTACGTGTACCGATGATTTGCTGATTGAATACATCAGTTTGTGCAGTAGAGCCACCACCACCTGAAATATTATTTATCGCGGTTATGATGTCATCTTGTTTTTGTTTTGTTGCTGGGTCTATTATAGTTCCAGTACTATCTTTTATTTGAACATCACCAATATCTATTGTTCCACTGAAGTTAGCATCAACTTCTAATTCACCTTGAGCATTAAAAGTTAATTTTTCAAGATTTTGTTGTGCTAATCCAGAGATTGATTGGCCACCCCCTCCGCCAACCAACATTGGTTGTTTTTTGTCTTTAATTTTTGTTAATAAATCAGTAATTTCACGTAATCTTTTATCTAGGTCTTCTGCATTAACTGCAGCATTAGAAATCTTTGTCAATTTCTTTGAATAGTTAAGTATCTCATTAACTATTTTTTTGTTATTGATTAGGACCTCATTTTTTTCACCTGAAACGTCTCTGATGATTACTGAGACACTTTTCAAAAGCTTCTGTAGGCTTTCATTACTTTTACGGTAATATTCTGTAGATGTAATATTGGACTTATTGAATTCTTTTGCAATTTCTTGTAGTTCATTCAATGTTTTTTCAGTATTTTCAATATTTATTTTATTTATTTCTTCAAATTGTTTTTTAATTAAAGACTGCTCTTGCTTTTCTTTTTTTTGTGCCTTTTCTTTAGCAAGATTTTTATTTCTTTCTTCTTTAGAAATAGTTTTACTATCTTTAATTATCATGCTTGAACCCTTATATTAGTTTTTTGTTCATCAGTTTGTTTATCAACTTCAAATTCAAAATTAAGATTGCATCTTGTACAACGAGTTTCACCTGAAGAACCAGGATATACTTTAACGCACAAATGATTGCATAATCTTATTATACCATCACTTTTGCTTTTTCTTTTGAATGGGCATCTGATATCGATTAATTCGCTCATATTGCCTCCTAATTTTTTGTTTTCTTAAAATACGTATTATGTTTTTTAATATTTAATGATTGTTTTTCAAAAGGTTCAAATTTTTGTTTTCTATATTCTTCAAGTTGTGCTATCTGTTCATCACTTAGCGTATAAAATGGATTTGCAGCTAACTTTTCTAATTGTTCTAATGACATGTTGCTCATAATTTTCTCCTATTCTATAATTAACATATATTTACATGCACAATTTACATGCGCATTGCCTGCAGACAATGGCTCAAAATTGACAAGATTCTTTTTAACTTTTGTTTTACCATCTTCCTCATAAGTTGTGATTATTTCATCACCTAAATCTGCAAAATTATTCTTAAAAGGAATAGGTGGCCTAGATGCCAAATCTAAGCATGTTGGACATGGATTATCAGATGTAGTAATCCATTTTTTATAAGCTTTTGATTCTAAATCATTTTGTTTTAAGAATTGCAAATCTGCTTGGTATTGTGATTGTGTGAATGCGCGATTTGTTTCTGTTCTTGCAATAGCTTTTGCTCTGATATTAGATATTTTATCTGCATAAGCTTGTTTAACTGAATTTTTTATATTTTCTAGTGATTTACCTTCTAATGCAAGTCTGCGTGCTAATTCAAGGTCTGCATCAGTTACTTTTCTTTCAATTTCAATTGCACTTAATCTATTTTTTACATTACTATCGAAAGTATCTTTAATAGTTAATAATAAATCATTTAATATTGTTAATATATGAGACTCTGATGTCTTATTTGCAACTTCTTTAACATAGTCACGTACATTCTTGTTCATTTTGAAATTGCCAAAGTCACCAAACTCTTTCAATCTACGATTCATAATTACACCTGCATAAATAGGTAATATTACCATATAAAATGCTGATAATGCTAGTTCAATATCTTTTCGAAACTTTTCTTTATCTTTTTCTGATATAATGTCTGTATAAGTTGTATATTCACCATTACTGTTTTCTACATTATTCATAACATTATTAACTACTTGTGATTGTATATTAACTATTGAAGATTGTAGACTTGCTTGTTGTTGTGAAATTATACCATTTTGTTCTTCATCGAATTCATTTTTTATAATATCTACTTTGCTTTCAAATTTATGTTCATGGTTATTTTTTTGTTCTGATTCTTTATACATTTTTTTATCAGCGCGTAACCACCATAGATAATAATCTTGAAATGGCTTATTAGTACCATTTTCTTTTTGATATTCTTGTAATAAATCTTTTGCTGTCATTATTCTTTATCTCCTTTAGGTGGTCCATCAAACACTACAATATCTTTTGGATTTTTTACGATTACTAAGGTATCAAAATATCCACCATTTACGATAGCATCATGTTTTTCTAATAAACTATTAGAAAAGTCTTTAACTATTCCATAATACAATGATTGTGGAATATCATCTACAGTTTCATATTTATTGATAGCGATTCTCTCATTTGCAATTCCCCAATCCATAACTGCATCATTAAAACGATTTTCATCTGTATCAAATATTGCAGGATTTTTTACATTAATTTTTGCTTGTAAAGTTCCAGCAAAATCAACTTCATCCATCTTAACATTACTATATGATTTTGCAACATCTTTATCAGATGTAAAATACACACCATCACCAAACATTCTGCCTAAACTCTTTTTATCTGTATTAAATCCTTCTTCTTTTATTGAATCAACATTTCCACTTAATGTGCCATGATATAATGTTTCTTTATATTTACTTGATTTAATTTTTTCTTCTGCCTCTTTTTTAGTTGCCACATAATTTGGATTTGCTACTGTTTCTTTTGTTTTATCAGATTTATCTTTTTTAATTTTACCACTACCACCAGCATCTCCTCTATTAGGACCAAACGTGAATCTACCTTCTGAATCTCTATTTGGATTTGCATTTTCTTCTTTATCAGTTTCTTTTAATTTTTTTTCTATATGATTGTGCTTTACAGTTATTGCTTGTTGAGTAGTTTCAGATGCAGGAGTAATTAGTTGTTTAGGTTTTGGTTCTTGAGGTGGTCCTTCAATATCTTCAGGTCTATTAGGCTCATCTTCATCAACAATAACTTCAGGAGGAGTTTCTTCTTTTGGTGGATATAATTTATCAGGGTCTTCTAATACTAATTCATCAATATCTATATCACCTTCAGAGTATAATGCAGAAGTTTCTTTTGTGTAACCTAGATTAATTAATTGTGTATATAATTCTAACTCTCTAGAACGTATTTCAATTTCTTTTATTTCTATGTCTTTTTCTACATTTTCTGCATCTTTGTCTGATTTAAGTGGGTTATCAATATATAAATTATAACCATATTTTTCATAATCTGCAGTATACATATTTTTGTAATCTTGATTTAATGCATCAATAATTAATTGCAATTGTGGAATTACATGATTTTCAAGGAATAAATCTTTTTGTACCTTAGCAGTTTCTCTAGTTGTTCCAGATTCTTCAATAGCCATCAAAGTTTTACTTACACCTGATACAGCAAACAATGTTGAGCGATTTATTTCAGTAATCTTATCTAAACTTGCATTATCTAAATTAATTTGCATTGCATCCCAAGTTACAGAACCAGCACCATTACCAAAAAGTGGAAGTCCTTTTTCTTGATTTGTAATTCTAGCAACAAAGTTTTGGAATTGTTCTCTATCTAATATTACATCAGTTGAAATAATACCAGGAGCAGCCATATTATTTTTTAATGAATGTCTAGTATAATCTCCTGCCTGTTTTAATGCGAATTGATATTCTTTAGCAGCATCTGTCATTGCATAAGGGTCAGTATTACTAAATGGATTTAATTTTCTCATCTCAATAATCATTTCAGGTTGTATTTCACGAACTAAACCATTTCTTGCTTCTACATATCCACCAACCTCACCAGTTTCTTCGTTTATAATACGTCTTATGTCATAAGGATTCAATAACTTAAAACTTTGTATATTACCAACTCTCTTAGTTGTATCAGTTTTTTCAACTGTTCTAACTGCCATTAAATAATAAACGCCAACTAAATCAAGGTAAGTAGAAATGTTATACCAAAATTGTTGATTAGTGAATGTTTTTGATGTATCAATTAATTCTAAATATGGATGTATTACTTCATCATCTTCAGTTACAGTTTTCATTATTGAATCAACTGCATCTGTTTTTATATCTTCTACTGCAAGTTGTGTTAATTTGTTTGCGCGAGTAGTAATTGCTGCATATGGATATCCACTATACAATTCTTTATCACTCATTACTACCTTAGACCAATCTTGTACTAAGGGCTTTTGAGTTCCATATTTCAAGAATTCACGAGATAATGCAATCTCTTCTGATGAATTGCTATTTGTCGTCTTTCTGAAAGATTCGATTGCATTTTGGAAACGTTGTGTAATTTTCATGTATTATTATATCTCTAATTATAATTATATCAAATGACATTTGGATATGTTCTATATAATTATTATATAATATTGCTAATTGAATTACATCAAATAA